AATGACTAAGATATGGAGGATCTGGAAGTATGCTCTCGGATCCTTTAATGATTCCACCACTAAAAAATATGATAATGCTATTTGTGGTATCAGATCATTTATCATGTTACAATTAGTGGTGACTAATGGTTTCATCGTTGCAGGCAATATTCGCCATTGGAACGATCATTATACCCCTCCTCATTATGAACATATTTGTGACAGACCAATCGCCTCGAAAGTCGGCACAGGTCCTTCCTGATAAACATATCGTGAAAATGCCACTAGAGTGCTGTCAGATGTTGTCTATCATCTACAGTAAGTGGTATTTGGATTGGGGTGTACTGTACAAAAAAGACGGTACGCCCTATAATACTAAGAAGGGTGCATTCCGTAATCACCCATGCACTATTTGGGCATCAGAGAATGTCAACAATCTTGCATGGTTGATTCAACACGGTTGTGCATTGACAACTGAATATTTGTATCGTTATGGAAAAATCCATTCATGTAGTAAAACATTGTTTGGTGCGAAGAAAATCTTCCATCGACAAGCTGGAAAAGCTATTGTATGTCATTCAATGGCTCAAGATTTTGTAAGGGCGATGCCAGATGAGTTTAAATTTGACACAAGCATTGACACTTTTACTGCTTACAAAAATTACATTAGGAGCAAACCTTGGGTTGCATCTAATTATCTTCGTGACGAATCCCGAAAACCAAATTGGGTCTAATTGATTATGAGTGATGAATTTCTTTGGGTTGAAAAGTATCGACCCAAGACTATTGATGAATGTATTCTTCCTGATTCTATCAAGAAGACATTCCAAGACTTTGTTGCAGCAGGAGAACTGCCTAACCTCCTCCTTGCAGGACCACCTGGCATTGGTAAGACTACAGTCGCCAAAGCTTTGTGTGCAGAACTAGGTGTAGACTATTATGTTATCAACGGATCAGATGAAGGTCGTTTCCTAGATACTGTACGAAATCAGGCAAAGAATTTTGCATCAACCGTGTCCCTGACTGGAGATGCAAAACATAAAGTTATTATTATCGACGAGGCTGATAATACTACTCATGACGTACAACTCCTACTTAGGGCGAATATTGAATCGTTCTATAAGAACTGTAGATTCATTTTCACCTGCAACTACAAGAACAGGATTATCGAACCACTACATTCCCGTTGTAGTGTCATCGACTTCTCCCTCAATGGAAAACAAAAGCCTGCGGTCGCTGCTTCCTTCTTCAAGCGACTCAACGATATCTTGGACACCGAACGGGTTGATGCTGACAAAAAGGTCCTCGCAGAACTCGTCAACAAACACTTCCCAGACTGGAGACGTGTACTTAACGAGTGCCAAAGATATTCTGTCAGCGGTAAAATTGACACAGGAATCCTCGCAAGTTTTTCGGATGTAAGTGTAAATGATCTCATTCAGAACCTTAAGAACAAAAAGTTTCCTGAAGTACGTAAATGGGTTGTCAATAATCTGGACAATGATTCTAGTGTACTTCTGCGTCGTGTTTACGATGCTCTTCATGATGCCCTTGAAGGTCCTAGCATTGCTGCTGCTGTCCTCATTATTGCTAAGTATCAGTATCAAATTGCGTTTGTAGCAGATCAAGAAATTAATCTACTTGCAGCATTAACAGAAATTATGGTGGAGTGTGAATTCAAATGACTATTGAAGGACGACCTTACTTAGGTCCCGATATTACTTACGATCAACAACGTTTGTCGAGGCTTCAAGATGCTATCGATGATTATCTTCTAGACGATCAAGTGACTAGCAGACAAATCTATGAAGAGATGTTATCATGTGTTGATGATACTCTCTCATACTATGAGAAAAATGCAGAAAGAGTCAGAGGATTGAGAAATCTGATGACGGGACATAAGGAGTGTGAATTCTAATGATTACTGAAAAAGAACTAAAGCATCATCGTCTTCAAGCCTGGTTGCGTGAACACAAGTGTGATGATATTGAATACCTTGGTGAGAAGAACGGAGACTACTGGTATCGTATTGGTCCGCATGAAATCACATCAGATCAATTTGAAGATATTGAGTTCGCTGGGGAAGTGGAAGTATGAGCAAGGAGAAAGTAAGAGCCCAAGTGAAATCTAGATTTTACTATTACTTTTGGGGTGCTGCTACTATTGCAGTTGTTGCTGGGCAAATTTATGTTGGTAGTGGTTATAGAATCATGGCCAAGAGTACAATTCAACTTCAGCAATTCTTTGCTGAGATCGTAGGGAATAGATATGGACCTTAGTTCACAGGAAGCTACATACGCTGCTGATCAATTCATCAATTACTTTTCAAATACTGGAAGAATTGATGAGTATCTTCGTGCAGTTAAATTAGATCGCATCGCAAGTCAACCTACTGCTCTGCCAGGTTTTGGTCCAGAGGATGACTTGTTTAGTGATTTTGATATGCATCCTAGTGATATGGATATTCGTGTTTATCCTGCGGGAGATACGAATGGGTTTAGTAACTCTTATTTTAATGAGAGACTACAAATTACTATGTCTCATGTGTTTGAGAATTCCATTCCTGGCAAATCATTGAAGTGGATTGTTCAGGAACAAAACACAAATAAAACTTTAGGGTTCATTAGGTTCGGGAGTCCTACAATCAATTCTAAACCACGTAATGAGTGGTTGGGTGATACACCAGAATTGAGTAGGTTTAACAGACATGCCATCATGGGGTTTGTTATTGTTCCGACCCAACCTTTTGGATTTAATTACTTGGGAGGTAAACTACTTGCCCTCCTCTGTTGTTCTCATACGGCAAGAGAACAAATCAATGCCAAATATGATTCAGATATTTGCTTGTTTGAGACAACCTCTCTGTATGGGTCTACAAAGTCATCCTCTCAGTATGATGGACTCAAACCCTACATGAGGTATAAGGGACTCACTGAGAGTGATTTTACACCACTCCTACATGATTCTGTGTTCAAAGACCTGAACAAGTGGTTCACCATTCGCAACGGCGATAAACTACTGGTCAAAGAAGATGCCTCTAGTAGAAAACTTAAGATTCAAACTAAGATGATCTCCATCATCAAGAAGTCTTTGACTGATCTAGATAAGTTGTCTGAGTTCAATAAGGCTATTGCAAGTGCAAAAGATCTGACAGAACAAAAAAGATTTTATATGTCTGACTATGGATTCAGCAACGCTCGTGAGGTTATACTTGGAACACAGGAAACTTTGCATCCTGGCCAAAATTATGACAAGTTCCACATGGAGAACTTGATTGCTTGGTGGAAAAAGAAAGCTAGTAAGAGATATGAAAAACTGAAGTCTGATGGAAGACTCAGAACCACACTTGAAACTTGGAATGTAAACCCCGACGAGATCGACATTATCCGATGAGTTACGAACTAAAAGAGTATTTGAATTCTATCAACTTCACAAAAGAAGATTTGATGAAGGATGAGGATCCCATGTGGGAGAAAAAATATCCTGCCTTTATTGTCAATAAGTGTCTTGCTAGTCATATCGATTGCATCATGTTTGCGAATGAGATGAACATGAATGGTCACCTAGGTTCCAAACTCCAGTATGACTTTTATCTAAATAGTCTTAGGAAAAAGAAGAGATTTTCTCCCTGGCTCCGTAAGGAAAAAATCAAAGACCTTGATGCAGTCAAAAAATACTATGGCTATAGTAATGAGAAGGCAACGCAAGCTTTGAAGATTCTAAATAAAGAACATATCGACTTTATTAAAAAGCGAATTGACGTTGGAGGTACAACATGACTGCGTTTGCAGAACCTGAAGTGAAGTGGTCTTCGGACCAAATGATTGAAGTTACATTAAATGAACCAGATGACTTTCTGAAAGTAAGAGAAACACTTACCCGTATTGGTGTTGCCTCTAGGAAAGAGAAAAAGATTTATCAGTCTTGTCATATTCTCCACAAACAAGGTAGATATTATATTGTTCACTTTAAAGAACTGTTTGCTCTTGATGGTAAGCACGCAAATCTTACGGTGAATGACGTACAGAGACGTAATAGAATTATTAATTTGCTTGCTGATTGGGGACTTATTACTATTGTTAACCCTGAACTTATTGTTGATGTTGCTCCCTTGAATCAAATCAAGGTTCTCTCTTATAAGGATAAGGGTGACTGGACTCTAGAAACTAAGTATAATATCGGTAAGAAAAAGAAAACAACAGTGTGAAGAAAGAACTATTTTCGGTTCCTATACATTATGGATTCATCTCTAGCAATGATTTTTTAAAAGAAAAATTACTTCCTAGAATAGAGTTAACCCGAGACAAAGTAGAACTCCCAGAAGATTGGGACACTAATAAATTAATCACCTCATTTAATCATCACGATTTCAATGAGATGATTTTTGATGACATAACATATTATTCTTATATGGATTGTATTAGTGATGCCTTCGGTAATACAGGGCCTACCAAGATTCAAAAATTATGGTACAATTATTATGCTGATGGTGAATTCCAAGAGATTCATAATCACATAGGTGATATTTTTAATCCCACTCACATGTGTGGTGTTCACTTTCTTCAGTATGATAAAAGAATACATGAACCTCTAGTCTTCGAGGATCCCATGATGAAACTTAGAAGTTATGGGTGGGAAGCAGTAACTGATTATGAAGAGACATTTACTGTTGATGCTTCGGAGGGAGATGTAGTATTCTTTCCACCATACTTAGATCATAAAGTTAAGAGCGGAAATCCTACCCCAGATTATCCTAGGATTACTGTTGCTTTTAATATACAATTCTTTGATAATGAGTAACAAATTTATTTTCGACGTAGACGGTACATTGACTCCTAGTAGAAAGTCCATTGATCCTAACTTTCGTAGGTTCTTTTTGGAATTCGCTGAGAGTCATTTTTGTTATCTAGTCACGGGAAGTGATAGAAAGAAGACTCTTGAACAGGTTGGAGAAGAGATCTGCAATGCTTGTATACGTGTCTATAACTGTTCTGGAACAGATGTATATGAGGAAGATCGAAATGTTCGTAGAGTGAATTGGGACGTGCCTGATGACCTTGTAGGTCACTTATAC